GATAATGAAACTCCAAGTATTGAATATTTTATGGAATTAAAAAGAGTTTCTAAAAATCAAATTATTTGGGGTGCAAATCATTTTATTTCTAAAATCCCATTTGATAGTAAATGTTGGTTAATTTGGGATAAAAAAAACGATGGTTTTTCATTTGCTGATGGAGAAATGGCTTGGACTTCATTTGATACAGCGGTAAGGTTTTTTAGATACCATAGAGGACAACAAACGGATAAAAGAATACACCCAACACAAAAGCCAACGCAATTGTATAAATGGATTTTAAAAAACTATGCAAAAGAGAATTTTAAAATTATTGATACGCATCTTGGTTCAGGAAGCCACGCAATAGCAGTTGAAGAAATGAATAGATTTGAAAAAATGAACTTAACATTAACAGCTTGTGAAATTGACAAAGAGTATTTTGCAGAAACAAAACAAAGAATTATTAACCACGTTTCGCAACAATCGCTCTTTTGAAAATGAATGTAGCAATTAGCGGTAACAAGCGGGCGCTAGTCGCTGGCGTTTTCGCTTGCGATTAACGTCGAGTTGGGCGTAGTGCCCGCTTGTTGAGGCGTGCCCTTTTGGGCATTACGCCTCAACTATTGGCTTGTCGCTACTTTATAGCGAGTATCACACTAAAAACAGCGTATTGTCGCTAATATTAACTGCCTTATGGCGAAATAACAAATAGGAATTATGACTAATGAAAAGAAATTAGAATTGACACTTTGCGGAATGTTGCCGTATGGTTTAAAATGCAGAACCAAAAAAGGTGATTTAATATTGACAGAATATTCTATACATGAAAGATGGAAAGCGTGGTTTCATTTCCCTTATGGCTCAAAAAATAAAATATTAAAATATAATTATGAAAATGTAGTTGATAGAGATTGTGTAGGTAAGGGATTTTTATTAAGTCAAGTTAAACCATTTCTACACTCACTCGACAAAATAAGCCAAGAGCATTATTCTGAAATTTTAGGAATTGAAGTTGAATTTTTAGAAGATGGTAAGGCAATTTGGCAAACATTTAATCCTTACGGAATAGTTGACCACGAATATTTTTTAAAGTTAGAAACCAATGAAGAGGGGGATTTCGCAATAATTGAATATTATTCTATTGATGGAAAAGAAAAAGAACCTAAAATTTTAGATTATTTAAAATTTGAAGAATTGAAAAAACTTCACGTAAATATCTACGATTTGCCAAGTGAAATGTATATCGAGAAAAGTATTAACAACCTAAACCTAAAACACAATGAGTAAGATAACTGCAAAACAAAAATGTGATGAATTAGTACAAGGCTTTATGGACTTTGTTGACGGTACTTTACCTGATACAATATTGCAAAATGCAAAAAAGTGTGCTTTGATATCTGTTGAAGAAATACTTAAAGATTACAATACTAAAATATTGTCGGGCAGACCATCACATTTAGAGGCTTGTAAGGGTTTTTGGGATGATGTTAAAGATGAAATTATAAAAATTCAAATAAAAAACACCTTACCCCTCTTGGCTTTTTTATTTTAGCAAGTATCCTTTTTTCAATGCCTTAAGCAATTTTTTAACTATATTATTGTCGCAAATTTAGTAAATATTTGCGACAATAAAAATAAATATTATATTATGAAAACACCAACAATAGAAGAAAATATTTTTGAGATATTATTAGATATTGAAAATAATTGTGTAGGCGCAGAAAATTCAATTGATAATGTAATGTACTATGTTAAAGAACACACAAAACAGCACATAGAGGCGTTGCGTGAAGAATTAGAAAGCAAGTCAAAAACAGTAAGTGTAAAAGTTTTTGGTTTAAAAAAAGTAATTTTAAAAGAAACTCTTATTAATACAATAAACAACTATTTAGAAAATATAAAGTGATGGAAAATACAAAAATAAAAGTAGAATATCGATTAGCAGGACTTTCAAAACCAAGAAGTTTCACACTTCATTTTTTAGATACTGACCGAGATACATTTTGGGCGAAATCTGAAATGAGTTATGAGAGGTTCAATGCTCTTTGGGATAAGGCAAAAATTGCAATTGTCGAATGTGATGGATTTTACGAGGATAAAACGCCTAAAAATCCAATGGTAATTGAAGTGAAAGATTGGGATAAATTATACCCTCCGTTCGGTAAAAATTAAAATTAATTAAACCAAGTAACCGAAAGCGAGTTCATAGACTTGCTGAAAAAACATAAATTATGAGTGATTTACAATATTTCATTTGGCGGTTACAAGAATTAGTAATTACCAATCCATCGAAAACCAATTAACGCATTTAAACAATTTGTAAAATGGAAAAACAAAACACGCCGTTGAAAATGGCAATTAACGAGATTAAAAAAGATAAAGATAGTTTTGATTTTATATCTATATCAGAGGTAATTGAGATTTTAGATAAATTACTACCTATCGAAAGAGAAGTTATTGAGAAAGCACATTGGAATGGTGAATTTGGAAACGGATGTAATGGGAACTCAACAGAGTACTTTGAAAACAATTTTAACCCTAACCAAAACAGCTAAAAACAAAATATTATGATAGTATCACTTCTTAAAAATAATTCTAATTATACTCATTTGCCAATTCACAGAAGAATAAACGCGAAAAGTAGATGTGAACAGGATTTTAAAAGACCGTTGTGGCAATTAAATATCATTTTTGGAAATGAATTATTTACTGAGTTAAAAGAAAACGCATTTCAAATTTTAACAACAACTAACCTTAAAAACCCAATAGGGAGTTAAACTAAAATTATTATGAAAAATGTATATTTGATTATAGATACAAAATCAATGATTATTTACGGATGCTTTGCCGATAAAGATAAGGCTTATAAATTTATTGATAAAAGTACAGGCATCCTGACTGTTAAAAAATTAGAAATTCAATATTAACCCCCAATAGCGATAAAGGATTGATAACTTAAAAAAATAGAATTATGGAAAAACAAATTAGACGCGCCTACATTTATGGATTAAATGAAATAATACAAAAAATAGAATTTGATAGTTTTTCTTCTGAAATAATTGAACAAGCATATTTTTTTATGAAAGACAACAAAAACGTAGCTATAATTCCTTATAAGTATTTAATCATTTTTACTGAATCCTAAACCAAAGGCAACCCTTTAAACTTTCTATAGCCAAAATAAATAACTGGAATAAGAAGCAACCATAAAAGCGATAAGTAATTAAAACCTCTATCGCTTTTTTTAGTATCTATAATTACATCCTTTGTTGTTTTATTCTTTAATGCTTTTTTTACATCGTTTTGGCTTGTTTTAGCAATGTTTATTGATTTGTCGGTAGTTATGTTATTTCTAACTTTTTTAGCCTTTAAAACAACTCCTTTGTATTTTACTCCATTAACTGAAAATTCCTTACTACTATCAATCGGAGTTATAACCAATTCATCACTTTGCGAAATATCAACTATTTTAGTGTTGCTTTCAAGTTTAGTAACTGTCTTTGAACTGTCTTTAAACGTTGCTTCAGTAGTTTGAGTTTCTTTAGTTTCTATTTTGGATTTTGAAACTTTACGTGAACCGCACCCGAAAACCACGCATAAAATAATTATCGCAAATAATAAATAAGCGATTAATTTTATTCCTTCTGTTTTTTTATTTAATTCCATTTGTTATTGTTGTTTTTTATTTGTAAATTTGATGTTCAAGTTTTAAACGTTTAACCACGCATAAAGATTGTGAAACGTAGATTTCTGGTGGAATTAGTTTCTTGAACCGAAAGGTTGTTTTTAAGCTGTTCGATTCAGCGGAGTGAAAGGGTAACGTCCTCGCCAAACTAACCACTTCTAATGAGGTGGTTTTTTATTTATCCAACTTCAACAACCATTTAAAATTGCTTACGTCAGCGTGAGTTACGCCATTTGCATTTGTTTTCTCTTTGTTGTACATAGTATTCCCAAAAGCTATTAATTCAGCTTCATTGTACAGTCCTAATAATCGTCTAATTGTTTTCATCTTTTTAGGCGGATTAATTAATATTTTATTTTCGTGTATTGTTTTATACTTTTCCATATTTCTGTTTTATGATTTTGCGATAGACGTTTACAACCGATTCCCGATTCTGACCACGCCCGTAGTAAAACTTCATTACTCTTAAAATCCGTTGTAAGGGCGTGTAACTCATAGTTTTTCTATTTCTTGTTTTACTTCTTGCCAGTATTTAGTTGACAAATTTATATCATCGCCAAATCCACCGCTATCAGATAATATTGGTAAACTCGGACTTGCATTTAATATCTCATCAATACAAATTAAAGCGCATTGTTTGGCTGTTATTGCACAATAATTGCCTAAAGAATTAAAAATATATTGATAATATTCTTTAAACAGTTCTTCTGCTTTCTCTCTTGGTGTCATAATTAATAATTTAAAGGTTATCGTCAAAGATACAAATTAAAACGCAAATGAATAATATTGTGTATCGCGATTTAAAATATATGTGTTATTCTACTTATTTGACCGTGTTTCTTATCGTGAATATATGCCTCAACAGCTTTAGGAGCGTGTTCGTAACCGTTTCTGTGATGCCAACTATCTGTTCCGCTTGGACTTCTTAAACTTTCTACACAAACACTCATATAATCTTTAGCTATTTTATGATGAAAATGATGAATGTAAAAATACTTGTGTTTGCAATTACTCCATTCTCTACTTTCATTTGCCATTAATAACGGAAGTTGCTCAACCTTTGCCCCGTCACCGTGAGTAGTCCCGATTATGTTCTGACCGTAAATATAATACTTTCTATGTGAAATTGAAGTGTCAAAAGTTACATTTTTACAGTTACTAAAATGCGCTTCAATAACTTGCGCCAAAAAGAAACCGTTTGTATAATCGTGATTGCTTGGATTAAATACTACGTGAACATCCGCAACTTGCATCAGTATTTCTATAATATCAACGTATAGCTTTTTGGCTATTAGAAAATTACTATGCCACATTCCGTCTGTATCTTGTGGTGTTCCGCTTGTGGTTGTTCGTTTAGCATTGTCAATATGTAAAATATCGTTTCCTATAACAAATAAAACTTGGTCTATGGTATTAGTGTCTATTTCGTTTAATATGCCTTGACAGCCGCTTAAAACTCGTTGTACTGCTATTTGATTGTTATAGCTTTCACCTACTTCAAAACTACTGCATAATTTACCGATATGAATGTCGGCAGGGTCAAATATAAATAACCTTTTATTTTCACTTTCTAACCTTTCAATCTTTGGGTAACTTGGTGTAAACTCTTTTAAATCGTCTATTAATGATTGTCTTATTATTTCGTAGTCGGTTGCTTTTTGCTCTTTAAATAATGGGTTTGTAACTCTTATACTTTCATTCTTCGTCTTTAACCAAAGCATCGGACTTGTTGTCGGGCTTACACCTACATTTTCACAAGCGTTTATTATACCCTCGTTTTCGTTTAATTGTCTTAATTCTATTTGTTTGGCTTCTGATAATCTGTAGGTCTTTGAATTGTTTAATTCTAAACCTAATAATTTAGCGTTAA